TTGCTGGTTTCTATGCGGCATATGATCACCATTCGATCATTAAATAACCGGGGCCCCCATTGCCGCCGCTAAAAGGGCCGCCCGCACTGCTGCCGTTACCACCGCCACCGCCACCGCCAAACAAGCCAGGCACTGCGTTGCCTTGACTACCGCCAGCATAAAGGCTTGCACCACCCATGCCGCCGACAGATATAGCGTTTTGGCAGCCTCCGCGCATACCGCTAAACGGTGCCCCTTCTGTCCCGCCAGGAGCGCCGCCCCCTAAACTTACATTTCCACCCGAGCCACCACTGCCGCCAGCATATACAAAAGCAGCGCCGTTAAATGTTGTAGGGCCGCCCGTGCCGCCAGCATTACCAGCAGAGGAAGGAGCTCCGCCCGTACCACCTGCACCAATTACGATCGGGATAACTGCTCCGGGCGTTACTGCAACTGCTGCCCTATGGCTCCACTGTGCGCCGCCGCCACCACCACCGCCACCAGGATTAGCCGAAGCCCCGCCCCCGCCGCCGCCGCCAGCGCAACCAGTTAAATAAACTGTTGTAACGCCAGCCGGAACGGTAAAAGAACCACTACTTAAGAAAGTTTGGAACCTTGCGCTATTACCGCTCAAAGGTTGATACAAAGTATCGGCATATGCCTTGCTGATTTTTTGTTGAAGCGTTTCAGTTAGTGCGTAGTAGCCGCTAGGGGCTGTAATATTTCCAGAAACGATTTGCGTTTGACCGTTGGCAACCGTTACGACTGCAACAGGGGAAAACCCAGAGTCAGGAGCGGGCGTGGCTTGTGAACCAGTCGCGGCAGAAACTCCCGGCTTTGAGGTAACTTCAACAGTCCCGCGCCTGTAAGTGTTTTGTGATACGCCCGTATTGTTTGGGCCTGAATAGCCTTGGCTGGGGTTTGATGCGTTGTAATAAGGTAGAACCGTTGGGCCTGTGTCGATCTCAGCAAAACGGGCCTGAATCAAATAGTTGATGCTTTGGCCTGATGTAGTCGGGGCGGCAAGCGTTAGCGTTGAGCTGTCGAGTTTAATGCCCTGCTTCATGATGTTGTGCGTTGTATCCGCTGCTAGAGAACTGTAGGCGGTCGCATCAATTGGGGATAGGGCATAAATTTCACCAGGATTAACGACCACTTGCAAAGAAGCGGGCCCGGTCGGAACAACGCTCAAGCCGTGGAAAATCTGCGCCGTGCCAATCGTACTTTCTGCAAACTTCGCGAGCGCGATCATCGTGTTTTTTTCTGGCTCTAAAATATCCGTTTCTAACGGTATTGCGCCAGGGTAAACAATTTTACGATCCATTTTAATTCCCTAAGTTGTAATCTGAGTCCAGGCGATTGTTCCGGCTGGCATAACTGAATCGATTGCTGCATAAATATCGGCGTCGGCTACCTGCCCCATTACATCGCCAAGCGAAGCATAAGCAGCACGCGAAGGAACGCCGTAACCGCCTGTTGATACGCCATAACCCGCAATCAATGGAATACCCGTTCCTGTTGGTCGATATGCCGTTATAAAAGCTTGATACGGCAGTAAGGTTGAGCCATAACCACCAGCTAAGCCATAGCCTAATGAGTTAGTCCCGTATCCACCTGTGTCAGCCGGTCTTGATGGTTCGAATATTAGAGGATTGCGGCCGGTTATATCAAAAATAATTTTACGGACTGACTCGCGAGTGACACGTTCACGAAAAATGTTTATCAATATTCGAGTTCTAAAAGCTTCGTCGGCCTCACCCATTTTGCGGGGTAAAGCATTGCCTAGATAATCTTGCGAGATTATGTCTAACCATCCGTCTGTTGCGGTTCTAATACGAGTCTGTGCTTTGGCGTAAACAATCAGGCTAAATACGAATGCTAGTACATAGGCCGGGCCTTGAATTAGCGCATGAATAACCGGCCAACTATCAGGCGTGATATCGCCAAACCACCCAGTTGGTAGGGTGGATTTAATCCGCTTAGAAAAATCCTCTTGATCGCCGGTAGCCATTAAGTCACCGTTACAGTGCCAGGCTTAATAACCTGTTTATTGTTAGCTGTTAAATCTGCTGTCCCTGAGTTTAACTGTACCGCTGTGACGTTGATCACGCCAGGCGAAGAATCATAAGCAATCTGCGCTAGTCGGGTATATGGCAAACCTTGGCCTAGCTCAAGTTTAGATAGCACGGCAGATATTGCACTAGCAACGATTGCAACGACAGAGGCGTGGTTATAGCCTGATGATGTTGTAATCGTCATTGCTACGTTTGCCGTTATTACAGTAGGCCCAAAGACGCCATAAGTAACCGTAATAGGTCGCACCGCTTCGATGGCATTTGCGACGTTAGAGATAAAATTGCCGGAAGGCGAGCCGCTTCCGTCATCCACGACCACGTAAAAATAGCCGGGTTGATACGCTCCGCCGTAAGTTTGATTTTCTGTAATGGTTGCGCGTACCGCAGGACTAATTGAAGTCACCGCAAAAAGAATTGCGGCTTTAGTGCCCTTGGCCAAGCTTGCAAGATACCCGACGAAGCGCTGACGGTAGGCAGTGTCTAATTCCGGGTCTACGCCATTTGTAAACGCCGCGGCATTTGTAACAGTATCAATATTAGGGATCGGCCCACCTAAGGCGTTAATGCCGCCGACCACTGCATTAGCCTGAGCTCCGACATTAAAGGCCTGAACAGGAAGGCTTAAATTAGCCACACCTGGCGCAAGCACATATCCGCCCAATGAAGAACTATAAGATGGCAAATCGGCATTTAAAACAACACTGTACTTTTGCAACCCGTCGGCAGTTTGAACAATTGAACCGATAGGTACAACCGCCTGAGTCGTTGCAGTAAACCTTGAAAACGTGACGTTGCCCGTAGCATAAATAGCAGCTAATCGAGTGAACCCAAAGTCACTGTAATAAGAATCAAGATCTACGCCGTTTGAAGTTGCCGCACGCGTGAGTCCAAGCACTTGCAGAATTAATGATTCAAGCCATACAACAACGGTTGAGATTGATTCGACAATGGCAAGCAGGACAGAGCCCGGCGTAAAATTAACGAGTCGGTTATTCGATGCTTGTATAGCTGTGACTTGCTCGCGTACGAGTTCGTCTTTGTCTTTTGTAGTTAGGTTAGCCATTATCGCGAAGCATCAAAGGAAAGAAAGGCCGACTGATTCTGCTGAGCATCAATATATTGGATTCTCGCAGATATACCGGAAGGGATGGTTAAAATCGTTACTACAGGCTCTGGTGTGGTTTGCACGCCCTCTTCTAGCTGCATCTGCCCACGTATCAAGCCTTTAATCTTTTGCTCGTCTACAAGCTGGCCTACTTTAGCAGGAACCCCCGCGCCGTAATCTTGATGAAAGATGTATTCGGTTGGGTTAGTCAGCAAACGACGTAAAACGCGCTGTTGGCTGTATTCGACCCCAGTTGATAAAGCTAAGTCGCCAGTCCCATCAATCGTAAGATCGCCGCCGAAATAATGAGAAATTTCGTAGTTCATACTTTTACCAGCCATTGCCGAGTTGTGCCAAATTCCCAATAAGTCCAGGTTTTAGCACCTACACCAAGAAAGAGGCCTAAGGGATTTTGCACTGTTACAGCGCCACCCGTAGGAGAGTTTGCGGCAGTCATTGTCACCAATGTAATTGCCTGCGTCCAAAAAGTTGTAATAGTCTGCCCAGGGTACGCCATAGGGAAAACAATTGATGCCGCCGCAAGTGCTGTTGATGGTGCGATTAAAATATCCTGAGCCTTCCCATCAAACCGCTTAATGATTACCGTTTGTCCTGTTGTTGGCGTCGCGATTTGAGGTTGAGGATTAAAGAAAGGCATCTTAAATTTTTCCTATTACTAACCAAGTTAATTCAGGTTGCCATTGAACGGTGACAATGGTATCTCGTGATGAAAGCGTTATAGATAGCTCTCTGTTAATCAGCGCGCCATTACCTGAAAGCGTTAAGTCGTTTGCTGAATTATCAACTTTCCCCACACAACAAATTGTTCCGATGGGTGGAGAGATTGGAAGGCTCGCAGTTAATGCGCCTGACGTGCAATCAAAAGGCACTGTGCGATGCGCTAGCGTTAGCGTTAAATTTGCTGTTTGCACGGCTGCTATTGGCTGCACGTTTCCCGGTGTTGTTGGGTGGACATGATCCTGCCTTGCATAGCGCGTACTAGTACCAATTACCCCAGTAGTAGCATTATTTAATGGTGTTGCATTAGCGGCTAATGGAATATCAGAGACCGCCGCGCGGCTTGTATCTGTCGGGTGTACATGATCCCCGTGCGCAAAGTTTGGTGATGATCCTACAGCGGCCGCCCCATCCATTAATGGTGTCGCGCTAGATGCTGCCGGAATTGTCGCTATAGCGGCACTTAATGCCGAAGTTGTGGCGTATCCGCTTAAAGAGCTACTG